TCATGAGATTCCACCATGCGGCCACCGCTTTGGTAGGAACAGCCTCTCTGGCTGGCACGATGATGACCGTGGACAAGTCCTTGTAGGAGCCGGATTTGTCCATGCGTGTGCCTGCGGCTTGCAGGTCCGCATTGTGTTGGCCACCGTCGAATGCGCCTATAATCTGCGGTTTCATGGGTCTATCCTACGTCTTATAGGGCCAGATGTTAATACCCGTAACGCCCGCAGCACTAAATATTGCCGCCGACATTGAATAATTGGCAAGCGTACCATTCCACGTCACTGCCAAAGACCCGCCGACATTGCCATTGGTATCACCAGCTTCCAACACAACCTCGCTCGCAACTTGCGTCTGGTCGTAGCTATCGCTTTGTGCGTTCGTCCAGCTTCCCGTTATGGCCCGGTCGCCATAAAGTGACATTACACCAATGGCACCCGATGGCACGTTCAAAGTAACGCTTGGCGCCGCAGAAACCCCGTGTGGGAAGGTAGCAGTTGTCGGGGTCGGCGACGTTCCGGCCCCGGTAATCGTTCCTACCGCGATATTGAGCGCCGATATAAAATTACCGCTATCCGAAAAGGCGATAGTTCCGGTCGATCCACTCGGGACGTTAGCGAACCATACTGCGGACCCGAATACACCGGCACTCTCATCCCTAACCGCTAGAATTGCCGTGACGCCCCCGATAGTCGTCACTGTCATGCTCGTGACGACTTGATATGCAATTTCCACCACGACTATTCGATCAGAGCTTGGAGTACCAAAACTAAGAGATGGACTCGTATACGTGGCTGCGTTCGGTGCTACCCCGGCCAAATTTACTACTGTTTGCGTCCAGGTTACTGCCATGATCTTTAAGTTGGCGGCGGTATGACACCGCCAGTTACCATGTTGATATTATTCGAATAGGTCGCATTCGTCGGAGAATTCGATTGTGATGCAGAATAGAACGCACTCGCGAACACGCCGGTAATGTCCATATAATTATTTGCGATAACGGCGCCATCGTTGAGGCCCTGCGTATTATTCAACCGATTAATTTCGATTGCCACATTGACAGTGTTTGATCCCGCTACAATTATAGTATTATTTGCGACGTTCGCATTTATGATTGAGACGCCAGGATTTGCCGTTGCTTGCAACATGCTGTTTGCCTTAAACGGCGCAGTTGCCGGCTGGTAAAAGGTGGTAAATCCGTAGCGCGGCGTTCCACTGGAAGGATTTGCTGGGTCCATCTGGACTCCATCACCATCGTTGCCGCTATAGTATCCATGCCCGTTGCTAAGAACCCATCTGACAATCGGACTCCACGCGCAGTCAATAACGTCGTTTGACATCCCCTGGAAATAACAATACTGGCAAACAAATCCCGGCTGATCGAAGTTGATTGCCGCACTTGCCGACGTGGCGGAATTGACTTGACCGCCGTTAAAATTGCACAATTGTACGGTCAGCCCACTTCCCGGCGTGCCATTTTGTTGAATAAAAAAGAAAGCGCCAGAAGGCGTATTAGACGACCATACCCAATTACAATTCTGTATTGTTGTATTTGCAACTCCCGCATCGATGGTAACAAACCACGACTTGCCACCCGTCGCGGTCGCCAGTGAGCAATCATAATTATCGAGCGTTTGATTGCTTGCATTAATGTGAATCGCGCCAGTTGCGGGATTGGCAAAAATGTTTCCGCTGCTCGGCAATGTCGCAGGGTCAAGATACGTTGCTTGCTTTGCAGTTGGTACTCCAACGCCATAATCAACGCCTGCGACGTGCCAAGGTGGCCTTGCTGCATAACCATTTAAAAGGTTAGGTAATTGGGGAGGAACAACAGGCGCTCCCACAAACCCATCAAGCCATCCAACTGCAATTCCACTTAATGCTATCGCTGTCATGGCTTACAACGACAGATTCATGAAGTTGCCATACAGGCTGACGTTCGAGTTGTTGCTGATCGCGTTGATAGCAACCGAACTCGGGAATTGCGAAGTCTGAGCAGTCCATGCGCCGTTGCCGCCGATGAGCGTCACGCTCGTTCCCGTAATCGTCTGGCCAAGGCGTTGCAAGGCCGCATTGAAATTCGTCAACACGATATTCGATATGGAGCCATTATTGGTAGACGTTCCTGCCGTCGTCGTCGCAGTTCGGCCCAAGATGGCCAGCCAATAATCGCCAGCCGACAGCAATGTGCTGCCGAATGGTACGTCAAGCCGCAACAACCCGCTAACATTACTGATCTGGTTAGCTTGGCTGACGGTAACGCCTGCGCTTTGCGTACTGCTTGCGCTGGTGAAAGTGCTAGTGGTGACGCCGCCGTTCGTGTCGATATTTCCAGGGAATCCGAGCGTATAGGTTTGGGCGACCGCAGCCGTCAGAGCATTTTGGGTCGTAAAGACACTCACACTTTCAGTAATGCCAAACGACCAACTATTGGACATATAACTATAGAGATTGGTCGAGTTAGTTCCCGTGCCCCGCGTGTAAAGACCCAAAGTCTCGTTATAGGTCCACACGTTCGAGCGCGTGCCTGTCGCCAACGTGGAGCCAGAAACGGCTGCATTAATACTCAGGCTGATAAGCCGATCCATGCGGCATACCTGCATCTCGGGAGCTTCAAAGTGCTGAAAGTACAGCGACGAAACGCCCAACGACGATGCCGACGTGTTGGCGCCGAACTGCCACGGCTCATATTGCGAGATTGCGCCCTGCGAATACACGTCGGCAATCGTGATACTGGCGCCGTTTGAGCTAAGGCTGATGTTGTTCCCTGCGAAAAGCTGCGACAAGGCTGGGCCGCTCACTGTCCACCCAGAGTTGGACGCTTCGATTGAAATGGCACCCGCGCCTGCCATACTGACAGAGCGAGCATCGACCGTGCCACTGGTCGATACAGTCGTGTTTGATCCGGCAAACAGAGCCAAAGTCTGATTCGTCTGCGAAGGTGCGGAAATGACCCAGCCGCTATTGGACGCTGCAACGCTGACGGCGCCGGAACCCGCGATGCTCAACGTCCGCACATCAAACGATCCGCTGGACGTGCCAAACGTGTTGGAGGAAGCATAGACGCCTCCCGTGTCCGGCTTTGCCGAAATGGTGATCGTATTGGACGACTGCGACAGAGTGATATTATTGCCGCCCGCCAAAACCATCGTCCCCGACGAAAACGTGGTGAGCGTTCCGGTCGTGTTGCCGCTAGCGCTGAGGATATTCGCGAAGGCATCAATGGTCGCGCTCGATCCCGCGCTCGAAATGGTGACCATATTGCCTTGCGTTATGGTCGTGAAATTCGGTCCAGAGATCGTGATCGTGTTAGACGACTGCGAAAGGGTGATGTTATTGCCACCAGCAAGAACGATTGTGCCGGTCGAAAATGTGGTGAGTGTGCCGGTTGTATTGCCGCTGGCGCTAACGACGTTCACACCATCAGCCGCGGCGGCCGGGGCTGATATGACGACCGAGCCGTTGGAAACACCAACGCTCACAACGCCAGCGCCCTCAAACGAAAGTGCTGACAGCGCGAGATTTCCTGACGTGGCCTGCGTGGTGTTGCTGACGGCATAAACGCTTGCGCTGTTCAGACCGCCGCCCCCAGCGCCACCACTAATAACGACCGAGCCGTTGGAAATACCGACCGACACACCTCCTGCACCTTCAAATGATAGGGCCGAAGCGTTCCCGGTACTTGACGTGGCCAGCGTCGTGTTGCTGACGGCGTACATCGATAATTGCTGATTAGTCTGATTAGCAGCAGAAATAGTGACAGTAGCCGCCGAACCATTGATGCTCTGGCTTAGTGTGACGTTATTGCCACCAGCCAAAAGCAACTCAAGACCAATACCACTTATAACCCCAGACGTTCCCGCAGTATGCCCAATATTAGACATGCCGAGGGTGGCATTCGCGAGTGCCATTACATTTGACACTATATATTGAACATCGGTGGCGCTAGATTGAACGCCAAGCAATGTATCGGAGCTAACGCTGATTGCGCCAGCAGCAGCAATCGCGTTGAATTTTACGTTTGCCATTAGACTGAATTCTCTGTGATGTAATTATCGGTGCCGTTCTCGGCTACATAAAAGGTTGTGCCGTTCTCAGCCACATAGAATTGGGAAGTCGGAGGCGTTGTTTTTCCTCCACCACCACCGCTCGCACCTGGATTGCCGTAATGAACATCGGTTATCTGGTGATCTACAGACCTGGCTCTGCGAGTAGCCCGTTTGCTTCTCATACGTTCAGCAGCATTTCGAGGGTAACACTGTAGGATGATCCGCCCGTAAACCCGACAGTTGTGAACTTAACCGCGCCATCGGCGCCCGTATTGTTCGGATTGGTGAGACCACCGAAGAACGTATAATCGGCAACTCCGGCAAACTCCAAGATTTCCATATCAGTTGGACTACTCGCATTCCATTGGATGCGCAGAGAACCACCCTGCACATTATAGGTTATGCGAGCCATGGTCATATGGATGCTGGATTGGGTAGCCGATACCTTCGTTACTCCGTTCTCCCCCGTGCCATCACTTTCGTCTGTGAAGTGCATTATGAGATTTCTGGCGCCGCTAACGACGATGGATGTGGTAACAGTATCGGCCATTTAAGTGCCCCTATTCGATGAATTTTCCGTTCGGATTGGACGGCTTTGAGAGTTCATGCGGCGCGGGAATAGTCACGTTCAATTCCTCCCAAGCCGCACAGATATTCTCGTAAGTATCTTTCTTCCAAATAATGCGCTGATTGGGAGCCGCCCACGGAAACTGCGAACCCGCTTCCATCAGAGCTTCTCTCTTCCAGAACGAGGCCGTGTTAGCACGATACGGCGAATCTTCTGGCTCGATTGGAGTAAAGATCAAGTATGGCTTGCCGCTATACTTGGCCAACTCGCATGGGCCATTGGCCACGAACAGATTGGCTTTCGCCAGATCGTAAAGCGCCATGCGAGTGTGAAGATTGATCGAGGCATCGGGACAGATGCGGAAGCCGTCAATCTGCTCATTGGCCTTCTCAGTATCCCGAACGAATATAACTCGCTCGCCTTGAGCAACAAGATCATTAGCAAACCGTATCCAGGCAGCAAGATCGCTGTTGCGATGCGGCCAACTCTTGGCCTCTCGTAGAGTAATCGTGATCGGCGCTGATCCATCACCAAGCCATTTCTTCATGGCCCTCAATGAACGCTCGGGAGCCTTGAATTGGGGTATTTCAGTGCCTTCATTAGCCTGTTCCACAATCTTGCGGATATGGCGCGTCACATAATACCGACCATTGGCAGCGTCGGTATGCTCGATGGCACCTACCAACTCAAGCGCAGGCTTCACCACATTATCGAACATCACCTGGCTTTCAGGAAGATAAATCCCATCCTTGCCATTCCGACCGAACCAGAAATGCACCTTCAACGGAGGGGGTGCCCCTTCCATCCTGCGGTGCATTTCAGCATCTATAATCCAGTTCATGAAGTCGTAGCAGATAGAACCCGCCGGCATGTTGTAAACAACCAGATTAGCCGGCGCATTCGGTGGACGTGGCGGCATCTGCCGATTGACCCGCATTTCCCCGATATGCTCGGCAACACAACGAACAGCGTTTTCCGCCTTCAAGTCCAGCAATCGATCGCCGGTAAATCCACCGATGGAATCGTTGGTAAATTCTTCCACCCCGACAAAGACTCCATAACCAATCTTGGGGTTTTCCCTGACTTGTCTCAGAAAGTCCTCGAAGAAAGCTATTACCTGAGCGTGGCCGCCTGCCTGAATTGTCATCGTGGAGAACCATCAGCCTGACGGGTGACGGCAATATTGACCCACATGGCAACCTCACGAAACTTGCGTAAAATGTAGGTTTTATCTGGGCCCTCTGGCAGGCCAGCATCAAGAGCTTGCGCATAGACGGAAGCTCGTTGGCGCAAATCGCCCATAGTGGTCATTTGCTCGTCGGTAGGCTTGAGATATTCAAACGTCGAAGTATGTAACGTCATGTCTGTTTTCCTATTTCCTGTGGTTGAAAAGGGGCGATCCGAGGGCTCAGACCGCCCCACTTACGTCATCAAAACCTAAGCTGGCTTTACGCCAAAGATAGCATCGCCGGCGCCAAAGGCGGACGGATCGAGAGAGACGGCCACAAGAAGCGCCCGAGTGGCATTTGATGCTGTAGCCGTGCCCACATAGATCGTTCCGCGAACATCGCCGGTAGTCGAGGTCGCCGGACTCGTAGTGTCGGCAAACGTGAACGCCGATGCGGTGCCGAAAGGAGTTGTCGCCGTCACAGCAAGTGAACCGGCCCACCATACGTTGGCATAACTTACCGTATTGACCCGGAGCGGAAAGCCGAACACATCGCCCGTTCCTACCGTGACGCCAGTGGAATGCAGCGTTCCCGTCGGTACAATCGAGGAAATGAATTTGAATGCCTTTTTCCCCGAGGCCACCGCCGTTACAACTCCGGCTATGGTTTCCGTCTGCGTATAGCCATAGAGGTCATAGCCATTGACGGTATAGAAACCAGCCGAGTCATCGGCATTTGTGGTAATACGGACGTTTCGAGCGATCGCCTTGGTCGGATCGTACAACGATACCATCGGATTGCCGCTCGATGGCTGCGTGACTGCCTGATACGGCGTGATAAGACCCGGCAAGCCGTCGATCACCAATGTATTGGCGGGAATGACATTCCCCGATGCCCACACCGTAACGCCAGTCGATCCGACAAGTGTAACACCACTATTCGCAGTGGTTACAAGAGTCAGCGCCACGCCCGACGTAGCCGTGTTGGCGCCTGCGATATTCGTTGCCGTCAGGGTTTGCGGAACCTGATTGATGACGGGGACAAAAGCGCCGCCACTCCCCATCCATTCAATGCAACCCCATCGACTGGTATTGTAGCCAGCCCGATCATCGAGTACACCAACGCCCTGTCCAAAAGCGGATGGGCCTTTATTCGGATTGTTTGAACCGCCTTGACCCAATGCGTTGCGATTGCCATAAACAATCAGCGGGCCTTCAAATGCAGTCATCGTCGTTCTCCTGGCCGCCCACGTAAACGGCCCATTGTGTCGTGTCGGGTGAAAGAAAAACCCCGCATTTGCGCGGGGCTAAGTTTGGGGACTACACGCCGGCAGTTGCATACAGTTGGCGGAAGTCTGACCAGCCGACCGAATAACGTTCGTAGGAAGCCGCTTTCGCGTTCTTCGTATCGAAGTCGTTATCCTGATCGAACATGATCGCATCACGAGTGTAATGCTTCATGCCTTCCGGACAGTTCGTCCTAATGAACCAGGCTGTTGCTGACGTGAAGTAGTGGTTCATCATAATGCCCTTGGGGAACACATTGGTTGCCTTGAGCACGTTGATCGCGTTGTTGGCCGTGTCGTTCTGCAGCACGGATTTCAGGACGCGATTTGACTCGAACCACAACTGCGTCGGCACATGTATGGATTCCGGCATGAAAGAGATTTTCAAGCCACGTCCATTGAGTGCCTGCATGACTTGGATAACCAGATTCTCGATTGATGCTTCGGACAAGTCCGCTGCGGTCGTGAGCTGGTTTGACTGATTACCACCCGTAGTCGTCGGATGGGCCGTGCTGATAAGCGGCTGTCCGTCACCGCCAGTGAACGAGGAATTGAATGCGCGATTGTAGACGTTTGCGCACACATTCTCTTTCGTCTGACGAAACGAGAAGGCCAATTGCTTCGCCCGACGCTTGCTGACGACTTCGTAAAGATCGTCGCGCAATTCCTCGAATGTCACGATGTAGCCAAGCGCATACGCAACGTGCGTGTAGCGCGTGACCGCGGCCTGGACTTCGGTATCGTAGTCGATTGCAGAACCCTGCGGCTTGATCGGGGCAAGCCCGAAGCCGGAGATTTCCACGTCCTCCTCGTATGCCTTGTCCGAGGTCTCGGTATCGAACAGATCGGGCCATTCCTCTTTGTGTTCCGCGTAGGAACGCCCCCACCAGGCCTTGATACCGGGCCAGAGTGCTTTTGGATGTGCGCCAGTTGTGATAACGGCCATTGGTTATCTCCCCTACCCGCCCGCTTCCTGGTTCGCGTACTGATAGTTATTCAGCTTCACGAGCCATTTGGCGTTCATGTTGGTGTTGGTGGTAGTACCAATGAGGTTATCGGCACTGTTGAGCGGCCGAATGATCTTCACGTCCAGCGTGTTCGTGGTCGCGACCGTAGATGCCGCAAGCTGCCAGCCCGAATAGCCAGTCGTGGTGTTACCCGTACCGGAGGCCAGAGTGGCATTCTTACCGGCCCAAACCTGCGGCGCAAATGTGGTTTGGGACGAAGCGTCGTCCTGCACCGCGTAGAGCACCGTAGGATCGTCACAGACGAGAATGTACTGTGCCGTGGAGGCCGGATGATAGGTCGGAAGGTCGCGAGTGACCGCAATCGTGGCCGCAGCAAATGGGCCACCGTCCACGATGCCGAGCATCACGCCGATGATCGGAGAACCAGTCACACCGATTTGAACGGCGGGAATACCGTTCGCGTCGTTGCTTGCGCTGTGCACCGTCAACGGATCGCCGATGTAAAGGGCGGTGCCGTATCCCGATGCGACATAGTAGATGTTGCCCGAGCCGTTCCACACGCTACCGTCATAGTGAGCGTATGGGATCAGGCCACGGGCGACGTTCGTATTCGTCGCCATGGGTTAAACTCCCCACGTATGAATTTCAGAAAATGGTGATAGCGACTATTTGCCGTGTACGATTTTGATTCCCTGAGCGGGAATGTAGCGGCCGTCGCCTTCTTGCCTGTCAGCTTGGCCGCGCTTGATTACGGCCTCTTTTTCATCAACCAGCTGCTGTTGCGCAGCTATATCTTCGTCGTACCATTCCTGGGGTATTTCCATCAAGAATCCATGCATCGGGCCGCCACCCTCGGCAACACCGACAACCATGGAGACGTTCTTGCCTTCGCTGTTCTTGACGTGCTCGTAACCCGCTTCCTGAGCGCGGCTGATACGATCCTTAACGTCATTGAACCAATGCCTGTGGAAGCCTTCCCGCTTGGGATAGGCCATCGTTTGTTCCATCGTGCCGAACGGCTTGCGATTGCGCGGTGGCCGTGCGGGAGCAATCGTTTCATTGAAGGTTGAAGCTGCCTGACCTTCAACTTGATATTTCGGAAGTGGCGGGCGTCCTACCGGACGCTTCTGCTGTAATTCATCCATTGCCTTGGTCCTTGGATTTGGTCTTTTTCAATTCATCGACCAGAACGATTGTAAAGTCATGACCGCGCTTCCAGACATCCGGTCCCCATTCGAGCCTTACGCCCGGCAGGATTTCCTTGCTGTCTTTCATCACACATCCCAATCGTAATCTGCTACGTATTTCTCTTTCGTATAACCGGGAATGGTTTTTACGAACTTGTCGCAGGCTTTCTTGGCTTCCGCCGGCAGGTTCTCATAGCTCTTGGCGTTTCTGCGAGTGCCGTTTGTTCCGCCAGATGGCGTAGCCACGGATGCTGCATTCTCCCGATTTGGATTGATCCCGAATTTCTCCGGGAATTTATCCATTGTGCGCCGTTTAGTTTCGGCAAGCAGTTCGGCAACAGGAACACCAGGCTTATTCCGCTGCAATGAATCGTAGACATCAATTGCAAAGCCATTCAAGGCGCGGTCGCGATTAAACCACGGCTCTTTGGTGATCCAATCTTGGATTTCAGGATCAACTTGAACGGTCTGTTGTTGTTCAGGCTTTTTTGGCGGCACAACAGGCGTGTAAGCCTTGTTGAGCGCGTCCAATTCGACCATGGCGCCGCGCACGGCATTCGCATCTGCGTTCGCAGCCGATGCCTCGATCTTGGCCTCGATTTCAGCCTTGGCCCGATTGTAGGCGCGTTCCTCGGATTTCGAGGTAAATTCCACAAGAGCCTTGGCGGATTCCTTGGTCTCGCGGAGTTCGGTTTCGAGACTGTCCAGCCGCCGTTGCAGCCGGTCATTGTTGCGCAGCGCAATCGGTAGAATCTTCTCGCCGCGCTCAAGAAATTCGTCCGCGGGACGCCAATGCTCAGGATCGCCCTTGAATTCGTCTTTCGCTACCCATCCCAATCGGCGGGCGCGGGTTT